GTGTAATTGCAAAACACGAAGAAGAAGAAGCGCAAAAAAAGAAGGATCAAGAATTTGAATTCAATAAACTATTGTTAAAGGCGCAAAAGACAATCGACGATTTCAATCCCGAAAGTGAAGATGACAACTTGATTGAAAAGATTGATGAAATATTTGGAAGCGATTTCAAGTTCGGAGAATGGACGCGAAAGTTGTTTGAAGAAAAAACCACATACATTCAAAAAGCATTGAACAAACTTGATGATTTAAAGGAAAAACAAATCAACGGGACGAAACAAAGAATCATCGAAGTTCGTGAAGGTTTATTGGATAGAGTTCATCAAATGAATGTTGATGATTTTGAAATGATTTCAAATGGGATCAAAGAATCTTTGGATCAACCGATCCCGGAATTGTTAGAAGATGAATTCTTGAAAATGAAAACAATGGTTGAAAAAGCATTGGAAAGAAAATCGGAAGAAATCAACGATCAATTGATCAAGAATCAAGAAGCGGAAAAACAAAAGTCAAATGAATTGGAGAAATTGAGAATTTCAAGATTCAAGAAATTGCAATCGATCGGAATGGAAGTTGACGTCGATGGAAATGTTTCGGGTTTTGATTGTTATTGGGACAAATATCAAATCGGTAATTTTCACGAAGATGATTTCCAAGCGGTGTTGGTAGATATTCAAAAATACAAAGATGATTCAGAAGAGGAAAAGAATCGTCAACAATTGATCCGTCAAGACAAAATCACGTCAATCGATACGTTTGTCAATGTTAAAAACATTTTATTCGAAACAACGGATCAAGATTTTGAACATCAAGAATCATTCGTTTATTTTGCACAACTACGAAAACAAATGATTGAATTGTGTGATTCTAACATAGTACAAATTAATAAATTTTAAAAATGGCAATAACAGACACAAAAACAAAATTGGCAGTCTTTGAAGAAATCAAGGACAAAACGGGAAAAGTAATGACGGAAGAACAATTGGTCATCATTGAAAGTGTTTATACAAAAAACGTCCGGGATGCAATTTGGAAAGTGACGTTTTATCGATTTATGAATGTCTTTTTTTCATTGTTCTTTTTATTGGTGTTCTTTTTTATGCGCGGAACATCGTTCGATGAATGGATTTTCGTCGCAATGTGGACGTTTTTCATCATTTACAACGGAATACACCTTTGGAATAATTTCATCGCCTTAAAAGAAGCGAAAATCAAACCATTGAAACCGTTCAATGTTAAAAATCCATTAAGGGATGAAAATTGATTGGAATGATCAATCGGATTTCCCGGATGAAATAAGTAAATCAAAGGATCATTTATCAGTTGACGTGTTGGTTTATAATAAAAAAACAAACGAACACACAATTGGATGGTTCAATTTCAATGTGATGACTTGGAATTTCCTTTGCCGGGAAAGTATGGGAAAATTCAAATGGCGATATTTCATTGATTCAATTGATAAAATAAAAAAATAACTAACTAAACGAAGGGACTTGCAAATGACAAAAAAAACAACGTCATAAAATTTGGGGAAATCGCAACATCCCTTCGTTTTAATATCTAAAAATAAAAATGGAAAAACCAAAACGTCCGGATTTGTCATTTTTGACAAAAAACAAATTCAAATCGATGGAAGAAATTGAAGATTTTTTCGAATCTTGTGATGATGAAAAACAAAAAATCATTGACAACGCGGTTGTGATGATCCCGGAATTGATTCAAATTGCGGAAATGTTCTTTGATGGACATCCAAATCCGGAATCAATCCCATTCAAAATATGTTGTGAAACCTTAAATAAAATTAAAAATGTATATTAACGACAATACAAAAGAACTGAAAGATTCGGTCATAATTGAAGCCGATTTCATTCGTGAAACGAAAGATTCTTTTTATTTAGATTGTGAAGGTGATCCGGTTTGGTTCCCAAAAAAAGAAGTGAATTTTTTTCCGGAACGAAAGGAATTGGAATGTCCAAAATGGTTATTGAAAAAGAAATTTCCAAATGAAAAGTTTTAAAATATAGAAATAAATATTTATACAAAAACAATTAAAATAAATTAAATTATGGGTAAATCAGCCGGAAAAGTAGGAAAGAAAATCGCCGTTGTTGGCGAAGGATCAACAAAGAACGCGAAAATTGAATCGGACAAAAAAATTGATCTAATTCAAAACAAATTGTTTGACGCAATTTCAGAAGTCACAAAGGAAAATGAAGTTTCAATATTTGAAATATTTGAAGCGATGTCGCGTGTTTCTTTTGCTTATAATAAAAGATTTTTAAATCAACATATAAAAGAAAATGAAACAAAATAAAATCGACATTGACGAAATTGAAGTTGTTGACTTTGAAATCGTAAAGGAATAAAAAAAAACATCCCGGATGACGAAAGTTGTTTGGGATGTTATTGTAAAATGCAAATAAATAAAACAAATGATCATTAAGAAAATAGAAATCCCAATTTACTTCGGTGAATTATTGATTTGTATTGGTGAAACAAACGAAGAAGTTGAAAAGAAATTCAAAGTGAAAAACACAATTGGTTGTGATGCTTTTGTCATTCGTCAAATTCTTGAAAATGGTTTCACGAAATATGCAATCGTCTTTTTTAAAGATATAAAACCAACGCCAAAAATAATTGTTCACGAATGTATTCATTTGAAAAATATGTTGTTTAAAGATCGTTGCATTAAATTAGATCGTGACAATGACGAACCGGAAGCATATTTCACCGGATGGTTGTTTTCTGTTATATTTGAATATCTAAAATTAATTAAATTTATAAATTATGGACGAAATCACAATTGACGAAAGAATCGTGAAGATGAAAACAATCAAATCGGGATTGTTAAAGTTGAAAAAAGAACATCGAAAAGATGAATTGAAACGTGTCAATGACATCATAAATCGATTAAAAAATTGGAAAAACGAATTGAATAAATAATGGAAATAATAATTTCAAAAAATAAAAACCACATTTCGATTCACGTCGTTTGTGATGATGAAAAGTCATTGTCGTGGGAACAACTTCAATCAATAAAAGATCGGTTTTTCCCGGACAAAACATTCATTGAAGTTTATCCGCCAAAAGATGAAATCATCAACAAAGCGAATGTCCGTCATTTGATCCATCAAAGAAACGTTCAGATCCCAAAATTGTCCGACTTGGAAGAAGCGTCAGAAATAACGATTTTCGACATCAAACACACGAAAAAAGGAATCCAAAAGATCAAACGTTCCGGAGTGTAAAGAAACCAAACATCAAGGGTTTTTGGTCAAACGTCTAATTGTCAGCGAATTAATGTTTCAAAATAAAGGGAAACGCCGAAAATTTGTTGACAATTTTGACATATAACAAAAAATCATAACCTTTGTATGTGAATCATCGTGAATAAATGGTCGGTTTAAATGATTGAAATTCAATAATTTATAGACGGTTTGCGATGAAAATATAAATCATTATCAAAAAGGGAAATTGAAATGGCAAAGAAACCATCATTGACAAAGTTCAAAAACGCCGTTGAAAAATACGGTGGTTGCAAAGTGGACATCGCGAAAGCGTTCAAGACATCACGACAAACGGTTCACAATTGGTGTGTGAACGATCCGGAATTCAAAGAAGAAATCGACAAAGGAAATGACGTGTTGTTGGATTTGGCGAAATCATCGTTGAAATATCATTTGGAAAAACGGGATGTCAAGGTCACGACATACACACTTGATCGTCTTGGAAGGCGTGAAGGATTTGGAAATTTTATTCAGATACAAGACAAATCGAAAATTGACGAACAATTGGACGGGATGTCGGATGAACAAATAATGATCGAAATTCAAGAATCAAGAAAAAGAATTGAAAAAGCAAATGGAAAGAAATGATCTAATCGCCGAATATAAACGTTTGAACGAACTTCAATCGCAATTGGCAAAACGAAAATTGTCCCATTTTGCAACATTTGTCAATCCGGAAATTGAAATTGAATGGTTTCAGAAAATCGTTTATGATGTTTTGGACGAATGGGTTGATGGTAAGCGAAAGAAAGTTGCGATCTTTATTCCGCCACAACACGGGAAATCGTCGATGTCATCGATTAACACACCCGCGAAAATTCTTGGTGAATATCCAAAAGCGAAAATCGTTGTCGCGTCCTATTCGGATAAATTGGCGTCAAAATTCAATCGTGGGTGTCAAGACATCATCGATTCGTGGCAATATAAATCAATTTATCCAAGAACAATTCTTCCGGCAAAAGGCGTTGAAACGACAAATGAATTAAGGAACAACACATATTTCGAAATCGTAAAACACAAAGGTTTTTTCAAAGCGGTTTCAATTGGTGGTTCATTGACGGGTGATCCAATTGATTTCGGAATCATCGATGATCCAATCAAGGATCGAAAACAAGCCAATTCAAAAACATATCGTGACAATCTTTGGGATTGGTACAATGACGTTTTTAAAACACGTTTGCACAATGATTCACGACAATTGATGTTGTTCACACGATGGAATGAAGATGATTTGGCGGGACGATTATTCAATCCAAAGTCGGAATATTACGACGAAGATGAGGCGAAAGAATGGACGGTGATTGTTTTTCAAGCATTGAAGGAAAGCAAATTGCCATTTGAACACATCGCGATGAAATACGATGATCCAAGAAAAATTGGTGAAGCGTTATGGGAAAAGAAACATTCAAAGGAAAAACACGAAAAGTCAAAAAAAACAAGTCCAACAACATTTGCGTCACTACAACAACAACGACCATCGCCAACAAAGGGAAACAAACTTCAACGTGATTGGTTTGGTATTATGAACGAAAATGAATTGCCATTCAATCCAAGAACAATCAAACGTGATTTTTGGATTGATGGCGCGTTTACAAAAGACGTGAACAATGATGAATCGGCGCAAATGTCGTGTTCGTTTTATAATGGCAATTTATACATTTTCAATTGTATGGGTGTTAGAAAGGAATTAAACGAATATTTGAAATTCATTCGTGTTTGGTTAAAAGAAATGAATTACAAGCCATCATCATCGGTGTGGATTGAAATGAAGGCGTCCGGATTTGGGTTTTATTCAATGTTAAAGTCACCGGAATATGGAAATTTCAATTGTCGAAAGGTGAATTCAAAAGTTGTGTCGGAAGGAAAGATGACACGCGTTGAAACAATTCAACCGATTGTTGGTTCCGGGAAAGTCATTTTGGTTTCGGGTGGATGGAATGAAGCGTTTTTGGATCAATGCTGTAATTTTCCAAACGATGTTCACGACGATATGGTTGACGTTTTGGCGTATGCTATTTATGAATATTTTATCACGGGCGGTGATTTCGGTGTCGTGTATAGTTAAATAAAAAAATAATTATATATTTGTCAAAGCAATCATACGCAAATAAAAATTTGTTTAGTTAATTAGAGAAACCCGGATCATTTGATTTGGGTTTTTTTATATTTAGTCATTTGAATATTAAAATTTTATAACTTTGTGAAAAATAAATCAAAAAAAGTATGTCAACATTAAAACCAAGAATAAATGTTTCAACCGTTTGGACTTCAACAAATCCAATATTGAAAGAAAATGAAACGGGAATTGAAAGCGACACCGGGAAAATGAAAATTGGCGATTCATTGACGAATTGGAATTCTTTATCATACGCAAACGAGGTTGAGCCATTAAGGACGGGTAGATATGAACATCACATTCAAAATGTGTTGTCCGCGTCAACCGGTTGGTGGGGTTATCGATATAATGCCGCGACGGCGACAAAATGGTCGCCATATTTCGAAACGGGTTATTGGGACGGAACTTCATTGAATTACGGTTTTCGAGGTTGGGCGGATGTTATAGAGTATGATCAAGAAGTTACAAGTGTAACACTTCGTCAGATACGAAATACCGTTGAAACAAAAGTTCACATTGTTTATTTTGAAATTGTTGGTGCTAATTGTGTAAATGCTCAATTAATAAAAGAAATAATACTTCCGGCGGATGCTTCCGGGTTTGTTAAAGAAATAGAAGAATTGCCGGTCACACCGTTCACAATGTCAAAAAATGGGTTGATAACCGCTTTTTACAATAACAATAATTTATTGGATGCGATTTCACATTTAAGTTTTTATATAAATTATAAAGAAGTAAGAATCTAAAATAAAAAATTATGATAAGCACACATATAAAAGGGTTTTTCTCCCAAAATTACACAACCATTGAAAAGGTACCGTCGAACAAAGAGGTTGCGCCGATTTTGAAACCTGACAACATTTCGGACAAAGGTTTTTATAATGGTACAGAATGGATTGAAACATTGACAAATGAAGAAATTCAAGAAATTGAAAAATTAAAAGAACAAGAAATTGAATCGAACAAATACATTCAACGGATTCAAGATGGTCAAAATATGTATGCTCAAATTTCATCAAAATTCAGATTGGCAAAATTGAATGGTGAATTGGATCAAGCAACACACGAATTCATCGAAGAAACATTTCGTCCGGTTCGTGAAGAAGTTTTGGCGGGACAATGGATCACCGCGTTTGAAATAGTTCAAAGAATCGAAAGTCAATTCGTTGGAAGTACTATTTTTGAAGAAATTAAAACAACTATTGAAAATTATATAACCGAAAATTATTAAACATTATGCGTTTAGATTATTTGCAAAAACCAAACGAACAATGGAATGAAAGAATTCCAAAGTCAAAAGAATTTCCGCGACATTGGAAGGTGACAAAATCGATGTTTATAAGATTGTCAGATAAAAGAATGTTGATAATTCCCGCCGGGACAATTTGGGATGGCGCGTCGGTTCCGAAATGGTTGTGGTGGTTATTCAAACCAATTGATGAAGGCGCGTTGGGTGATTTGATTCACGATCAATTGTGGGTTAATAAAGAAACCGAATTGAAACATTTTGATTTTCAAATATACGAAGCGCGTAAATTTGCGGATGATGAACGTGTAAATTGGCGAAATAGTCACGCGCCAAACAAGAAGATGAAAACAAAAATCACAAATTTTGTGATCCGAAATATTGGTGGTTTTTTCTATTCGCGACAAATAAACATTCCGAAATAATATTCAAAAACACAACATAAAACGTTGTGTTTTTTGCTTTTATGTTATTTATATAAAATATTTATTAAATTTGCAATGACTTCAAAGGGAAAGCGGTCGCGATTCTTAAATAAAAATATTAACTTTTAAATCTTAAAATTATGGATTGTAATTGTCCAAACCCGACGGAATTGTCGGAAATCGGAAATGTGGATTGCGGTGTTGATTTGAACCAAGTTCAAAGAATAGCAGTTCAAAGAGGTGGTGCGTATGAATTCGACGAAAGCGCGTCGCCAACACCACAAGACGTCAAAGTGTTGTCAGTTTGGCAAGCCTTAAAAACGGCAACGGACGACACAAAAATTGTTTTCACACCGATGATTGGTGGTGATCCAATAATCGAACCGGGTGAAGCGATCACCGTTGGTGGTGGTGACAACTCAACATTGAATGGTGTTGAAGAAGTTCAAGGCGTTAACCCATCGAAATTCAGTTGTGTTTTTAAGTCGTTACCGGCTACAATTGAAAAACAAATGAAATCATTGATGTGTGAAAAAAACTTGGTTGTTTATTTATTCTTACAAGGCGGAAAAGTTGCGGTGATAAATGCCGGGACGGGAGTTTATAAAGGATTTACGGCGCAATCGTTGTTTGTTTCGGATCGTGGAAATCAAGGTTTTGGAACACAAGACGCGGTGAATTTTTCATTTAGTTTCCCGGCGGGATGGTCGGATGATCTTGAAATTGTAAAATTGAATTTTAACCCATTCACGGACATTTAGTCTGTGAAGTAATTTTTTTAAATTATGGCAACAAAAACATTTGTTAAGTTAAAAGCAAAGGATCAAAAGAAAGAAGCGAAACCGGTTGAATTTGAAATTGGTCAAGCAAACAAACTTTTGAAATTATCGAATTCACAATGGGAATTGTCGGATGACAAATTCCAATGGAACGGAATTGAAATCGCTAAAAAATAGAAAAATGAATTTGAACGAATCAACGGCGATGGATGTCATTAACAATCCAAAATCAAAACAACAAATTTTAAGCGCAAAGGATCAAGAATCACAATTGCGTGTTTTTACCGAAGAAATGTCGGAAAACGAATTGAAGGCGGAATCATATTGGAATGATTTGTTGTTGAAAATGAAATCAAGATCACACAAGAAATTTGATCGTGTGATTCAATTTGCGCGTTTTCCATTGCCGGTCGTTCAATTGTCGGATTCTGTTTTGAATGATTATTTCAAAGTTTTTGAAGGAAAAAACAGATATTTCAACGTCGAAGGCGATCGCGATGTTTCAATTTTGAAAGAATGGATCCAAAAAAACAAACCTTCGGAATTCATTGAAAAACACGCAAAACAAGTTTTCAAAAACAAGCCAACGTCATTCGTTGTGGTTGATCGATCAAAAAATATTCCTTATCTTATTTTCATAGATTCGAAAAGATTGATTGACGCAAAATTCAAAAATGATCAAGGCGATTTGGAATATATTTGTTTTATACATTCACAAGAAAATCACGCAACAAAAGACAACGTCATCACGACGTTTTTTTCAGTTTACGACGATTCAAAATTTTGGGTGTTCAAGAAGGATTCCGACCAAGATGGTTTGGTGAAGGTTTCGGAAGTTGAACACGGTGTTGGATATTGTCCCGCGCGTTCATTTATTCAAACATCATCCAATCAAAAAAACCCATTCAAAAGACGTGTTGCATTTTCAACGGCACTTTCAAAAATGGAAGATTGGACGATCTTTGATATATTTCGAAATTATGTGGATCATTACGCGCCATTCCCGGTCACGGAATCACCAATCAAAAAATGTGCAAATCCCGATTGTGATGGCGGAAAGGTTTCGAAAGAAGTCATCGTCAATGCGGAAACGGAAGAAATGACAACGTCTTGGACTGATTGTCCGGTTTGCGATGGTGGAACACAAGATGGTTCGTTCATTTATCCGGGAACACACATTGGTGTCAAATTCAATCCGGATCCATCACAACGCGATGGTTCGGGAATGTTCAAAATGATTTCGCCGGATGTTGACAAATTGAAATATGTTCCGGAAAAACTTGATGACATTGAATTGGAAATTCGTTTCAAAACGGTTGGTGTGAATAATGTTTCAAATGAAGCGTTCAACGAATTACAAGTGAAAGGATCTTTCGCGTCAATGGAATCGGTTTTGTTGCGTACAAAATCCGATTTGGATCAATTATATATTTGGATCGTCAAAACGGTTGCAAAATTAATTTATTCAAACATTGAAGTTCAAGTGGACGCAAATTTTGGAACTGAATTCTATTTGATCGAAGAAGATGACTTGCAAAAAAGATTTGACACGGCAAAAAAAATTGGACTACCGGTTGAAGAACAATTGAATTTGTATCAACAATTAATTGAAACCAAATATAAAGGAAACGCAAACAAAATGAAACGTGTTTTGATGTTGCTTGATCTTGATCCGTAC